CATAGATATCACTCTTTGGAGCAGATGAAGAACCACTTGGTATGTAGCGAATACAAGAATACTGAATGTTGTCTGGGTCGAAATCGCCCTGCTTCTGAGGGAAGTCAACAACTTCAATAGCATTCTTAAAGCCTATCTTTTCAAAAGCTTTATTCCACTCAAGAACACCCTCACGAATTGGTTGTTTCCATGCTTCTGGGAAGGTATTATCCAAATAGAAACGGATTGGATTTACAGGCTGACTCAGCTTACCCTTTGCATAAGCCTTCTTATCCTTTGGTACAAGATTCCAACGATGAGAGAAGAAGATACGCTTCGTGCTTTCCCCTTCTTGTGGAATACCTAAACGAACAGAGTAGTTAACACCTATGCGTGAGTCCATGATGCGTGGACGCATTGCTGACTCTGGAACAAGTGCCAAACTATAGCTAACCCCAACTGTTGTGGGACGTTCACCACCGATAGGCATTGACATCAACGAAGTAGACACACCGTAAGTGAAGTCATTATTGACAACGAGATTGTTGTCAAAACTCTTTATACCACGAATGAATGAAAGCTCTGACTTTGGAGTTGCCTTAACGCTATAGTTACCATTCTTAGTTGGCATAACGGGTAAGAGGTTTGTTGGTTTACCCAATAAAGAGGTCACATCAAAGACAACAGCTGTACTATCATTGTTGTAAGCCATGATATTGAAACCCTGCCAAATCCCATCACGATAATTCAGTGTCAATGCACCATCAAGATTAGATGAGGTTGCATTGTTTTTAAAAAGAACATTGTTAGGCAACTTCATCACAACAGAACTATCCTGTATATCAAAGTAGACAGGACTGACAAACATAAGCCTACATCCTCTTGCAACACATAAGTAATAACATTTCGAATTTTTCGTATTCCCCCTGCATGGCTTAAATCCAAATTTTTCAAATTCTCGTATATCAACTTTAGGTACTAACATCTTCCTTTGCCTCCCACCTATCACAACTATAATCATCATTCACAAAGTCTGCACAATGTAGAGCATAGTAGTTAAAACATACTCCTGTGAAATCTTCATACCATTTGCAGTTATCACAACGTTCATTTTCCATTTTCTTTACTTTCTTCCACCTCTGTATCTAACTCTTCAAAAGCTTTTATATACTCGCCTTTTATCATCTTGAGTGCTTTGGTTATGTATCCGCAAACATCATCCTCTTTACTCATAAACCTTTTTCAACATATCAGCCTTTATCAAATCATATAAGATCTCTACGGCTGTGCGATTGTCTCTGCATCTACACTACCTCTCTTAATACTTTTCAATAATGCTGTTTATATTTTCTAGTTCCTCAAGACTTAACAGATTACATTGTTTGTTGATGTTACTGAAAAAATCTTTTATCTTTTTCAGCAAATCCGCCTTTATAAGTTCATCAAAATAGTCTTTTTCACTAAGGTAAAGTCCAAACTTCACCATCCCGTAGCAGTTATAAATTTTGAAGTTCTTTTGAGAGTCAAAAGTCTCAAAATATCCTCCTACATTTACTGTTACATATTTTCTTCCAACTTTTACAACTTCTACCTCTCTAACTTCATCTAACTCTCTTTTGTGAGTATTACTCTCGTATCTTTTTCGTACAAGATATAAAGTCTGTCCAGCTTTCAAGTTCTTTATATTAATCATATATCCCCCATTGTTCTGCCATAGCTTTTGCTATACCCGAAAATGTCTTACTTCTCACCACAGTTTTTTCTTCTGCCCTTGTACCTCATGCCAACATCTGGCTTTACCGTTTGACCATCTGCCATATTTTTCTACATTACTTGGTCTTGGTAAGTAATTAATACATAGCGGCTCAAGTCCCTTTAACCACAAGCAAGTTCGCTTAGTCACATAATTTTCACTATCATATACAGAATCTGCAAATTGATATGGCTCAATAATTTGGTCAGGTTTTCTGTATACTGTACTCATAATACCAACTGGATTTTCTATAGCTACCTTACTACAACTCACATTTGCAAATTTCATAAAGAACTCTTGTGCTTTTATCCTCTTTTTTGTCCTTATGTTAATTTGCTCAAGTGTAGCTCCCTTCAAAGAATGACTTCTTGTCGCCGCATTACTGAGATATGTACAAGGCGGATGTGCTATAATTAAATCCCACTTATCCACTGTATGGCACTCACCATCTTGTGTAAAAAAAGATACACTGTTATATTCAAGTATTTTTAATACATCTTTTTGTATATGCCATTCCGGATGACCTCCATAGCACTCTTCTATGTCACAGCTATAAGCTTCATGTTCTAATGCTCTAAACTCTTTACAGACTGTCTGGCTACATTCACAGGCTATTAGTACTTTCATCTATCAATCCCTCTACTCCAATAATTTTAGCCATTTCCCTTAAATCCTTAAGTGACATACTATCGTGTATTTTTCTATAATAAGTATTAAAAAATCTTTTAATCTCCTTAAGTAAATCATATTTCCTTGTCATTATTTCTCCTTGATCTTATATGCACACACAAGCCCTTCAAAGTTTAAAACGCCTTTTATGTAAAACATATCCCCTTTTTCATTTCCATAAAGCCCGATATCTTTGCCAAATGGCTTCAGTAACTGTACATCATCATATAGCTTAGTATTCGTGCATTAGAGATATCAGCTCATCTGAATCTTTACACCGTATATACTTAACTTCTGGACATGAAAACTATTCCTTCGCTCTTGATAACTTGTTTTTAGCAGCATTTTTAAGCCTTATTGAATTTAGCAAAATCTCTTTTTCTATACCCTTACATGCACCGGCTCCTATGTTATTCATTTCCAGGTTTTCCGCCCTTGTAACCAACATCAAATTATCAAGTTTAATATTCAAAGGATTATTATCCTTGAATATCAGATTCATACCTGCAGGAATTTTACCATTGCTTTCTTCCCAAACAACTCTATGCTTCAGTTTCCACTTGTTCGGGTCTGCCACCTTTATTTCAGTGTATCCGTCAACATTCACTCTTTCACTACCTACAGGCCTATAATTATGCGAAATATTGCCTTTCTTAAACATTGTCCTACTGGCCTTGGCATATTGCTCCGCACTCATTTTCTTGCCTTTATTAGGTGGAACAGTTCCCTTTTTAAATCTTGTATCCATTCCGGATCGGATTTTGTTGTTACCCCTAAAGCACTTTATCTGCGAACAAGTTATACTATGTCCAAACTTCTCTTCAAAAGCTCTTTGTACTTCATATGAAAAATGGCCGGGGATGTAGCTTTTCAAGAATTCCCTCTCAGCTATTGTGTAAACCATAGTTAAACACCCTTTTTGAGTCCCAACATAGGTAGATCTATAGTCTGGCCTGTTCCTTGCTCATCAATATGCTTTCTTGCACTTAGAGCCAGATGCCCATTCTCTATAATCGTTTTTGCTATCTTCTGTACAGCATCACTTCTCTTTATCTCCTTTTCCAGTTGCTCATCTGTAAGATCATCATCTGTAATTCTTTCTATTGATTCGAATAAGTAATTATTTAAATCCTCTAATGTATTTTTCATATTTATTTCCATTCCTTTCGCTTTGCTCAAGGCACAAAACGTTATGAAAATGTTTCCTTGAGCCTATTTTTTATTTATAATTCTTCTTGTAGGGAACTCGGTATACTACAAATCACGGGGAGGTGAGTGGGCTGTCCGGCTTGCCGGATGACCGCATATTTATATGTGTAGTTCGCCTTTTCAAGCACAAATAAGTGTGTCGTAGAACACGTAATCTTATCTTTGTATAAACAATCTCGTTTATGGCTTAGGCGTTCAGTCAATGCCGTATCTCCCTATAATCTTCAGCGAACCTTCCGGTTCTGAAAGGAGTCCCTATGGCTTTAAAAATCGTGTACAAAATCTGCTGTGGCATTGATGTCCACAAGACTTTTGTAGTGGCATGCATTGCTTCTACCGACAGCAATGGTGTAACCACATATGAGTGCCATCGTTTTTCGACCTACACGAGTGGTCTGAAAAATTTGTTACAGTGGCTGCTCAAGCACAACTGCAAGGATATCTGTATGGAATCCACCGGTAAATATTGGATTCCTGTCTACAATATCTTAGAAAACGATTGTACGATTGTCCTTGCTCATCCCAAATATGTTAAGGCTATCCGTGGAAAGAAAACTGACAAGAAAGATGCCAAATGGATTGCTGACCTATTCAAGCATGATCTTGTTGCCGGTAGCTTTATGCCGCCCGCTGACATCCGCCAGCTCCGTGACCTTATGCGTTACCGTTTCAAACTGACCTGCTTTCAATCAAGCGAAAAGAATCGTTTGCAGAACTGTCTCACGGTTTCCAATATCCAGTTGGGAAACGTTGTTTCGGACACCTTCGGCAAATCTGCTCAGGCGATACTGGATAAACTTTTGGAAAATCCCGCAGATACATCTTTTGACCTTGAACCCCTTATTTACAAAAGTTTGAAAAAGAAACTTCCCGAACTCCGTGACGCTATTGACGGTTATATCACTCCGGAACAAGCCGGCAAACTTAAGGTTATCAAAGCTCATTATGAAAACTTGGAATCCCGGAAAGCAGAGCTTGAAGAACTCATTCTTGCGCTCGCCGCTCCCTATCAGCAAGAACTTGCCATTCTCCAAACCGCTCCCGGTATCCGTAGCGACTTTACTGCCATCGGAATCATTTCCGAAATCGGTACCAACATGGAGGCTTTTCCTTCGGCGAAACACCTATGCTCATGGGCCGGTCTTACTCCGACCAACAATGAAAGTGCAGGGAAGAAAAAATCTGTCCGGGTTTCCAAGGCCGGATGCTATATCAAACCTTTACTGGTCCAGTGTGCAAATGCTGTTGTTGCCAGTAAAAAGCATCCGGAAATTCGCAACCGTTATCTCCGTCTCAAAAAGCGTCGCGGTCACAAGAAAGCAATCATTGCCATTGCAAGAATGCTTCTGACTGCATTATATCATATGCTCAAGAACGGTGAAAACTATAATGCGGAACTTTATCGGAAATACGATTTGCCTCCTGTTGACCGGGAAATCACGGTAGAACAGGCAATTATCATCGCAAGAAATCAAGGTTATAAAATCAAGTCAGCAACTGCATAGCCTTAACTTTTAATATTCAATTTTTAAAGTAGCCACCGAAAGATGGCTTGTTTATGATGCGATTAAGTGAATGGATATCCCCTACTTCTCATTTTCAATCTTGCTCCTTTTCTTTTACTACACTACATACTTCTCATGTGCTATCTCCAAGTTTCTTTCATCAAGATCCAAGTATATTTGTGTTGTTGATAGCTCTTCGTGTCCTAACATCTTGCTCACTTGTTCTATAGGCATTCCTCTTTTTAATGCCATGGTTGCACATGTACGCCTAAATCTATGCGGATGAACATTTCTAACTCCGGTTCTTTCCCCAAGTCTTCTGCAAAAGCTTTCTACTGCTCCACTACTCATATGCTCTTTGCTGTTTATATATCTTGTGCTTTGTAATATATAAGGATTTATTATTGTATTAATGTCTCTCATATGTTCATCAAGCGTAAGGCGTGCCTGCGCATTAAGGTAAACTATTCTCTCTTTATTACCTTTACCTAAAACAGTTATTCTTCTGCCTTCTATATCTTCAACTTTTATAGATACAAGTTCTGAAACTCTACAACCAGTACTTAGTAGCATGTCAACAATAAGCCTTTCACTCACTGTCTTACATCCCTGTCTCAGTTTAAGCACTTCTACATCTGAAAAGGCCTTCTTCTGCTTTTTAGCTACTTTTATGCTTCCAATTTTCCTTACCGGATTGGTAGGTATTATTCCTTCAACTGTCAGAAACTCAAAAAAAGTTCTTAGGTATCTAAGATTGTTTGATACAGTTACTTTAGATACTTTATCTTTATGCTCTCTTACTGCAAGGTAATATAATATGTCATCTGAACTTACATCTTCTGCAGATTTTCCTATTGTGTTTAACATCCTTGGTATTTCACCTGAATACTGCGCCAACGTTCTCTCTGATAATCCTTGCACAGTCTTTGTCATTATGAACTTTTTAAAATACCATTCATTCTTGTTCTCTTCCCTTATGACTATATCTGTATCTTCAAGCTTTATGCTGTATCCATGCATAATCATATATAACTTTGATTTCAGCTCTCCAATATCCATATCAACATCTGCTGTCAATGCCATTATGATTTTATCTATAAGTTCATCTTTCATAGCAACATTCCCTTCCTTGCCGGAGTTACAAATATATGCTCATGCGGAACTTTTTCTCCAAGCAAGCTGTCCTGTCTTACTACAACCGCCTTAATCCCAAGCAGTGAAAGCTGTATATAACTCATATAGACACATACAAAATCTATATCTGAAGCTTTTATATCAAGCAGTCTTTGATAATTTATATCCTTATCTCTCAAAGCTCTGGCATATGCAATAATCATCCCACTGCTGCCACATGCAGGCTCATGTAGCTTTATAGGCATATCGGTTGATACCACTTTATCATCCATCAATCTTGCTACCAGCTGACTTATATTGTCAGGTGTGAAAAACTGCCCTGTGGCCTTATTGCTTGTCTCTATGCCCATATATACACTTCCTAAAACATCCGACATGTCTTTTTCAAGTGCTAATGTAAGCAACGCTCCAAGCTCAGCAAAACCGTCCACTTCTGCAGCCTGATATTTGCTTGTTGTGTTTAAATACTGCTGCTCCCTTTTATTCCAAACCACTGTACCTTCAGGCTCACAGGCATTTGCTATTGCTAAAGCGTATACTTCTATCCAATCTCTGAATACTTGATGACCGGAATAGTATTTTGACATATCTCTTATCTTATTAATTATTTCCTGTTTATAATCCATCCCCTTTACTCCCTAATCTTAGTCAAACTTCCTACCTGTAACCTTATGTACAAGCCTGATCCTGTCCGACAGTCTAAAACCTGCAAGCTCTATCATGTACTTCAAATGCAGTATCAACCTGTCATGGTCTGACTGTATAGCCAACTTCTTTTCTTCAGCACTTACAGCCTTTATTGCTTTGTAAGCTGTACTGTCCACATAACCTTCAGAATTATGCTTTAAGTTATTTTTCATCTTCCGCACCCCTTAAAGCTATTTCACCGCCACATGCAGCATATCCTATCAGATCCACCCAGCTATCTTTGCTTTCGTAGCAGCTGCTTTTTAATCTTGCAATCTTAAAGAGACACATCATTATTGCTACATCTTCCGACCCTATATCTATATCAAGATACGAACTCCATAACTTGGCTATGCTCGAAAAATTATCCTCCGGCTCTCCATACTGCAAGTTTCTGTCACCGCATACACATTCATTTGCCAAATCTAAAATCTCCATTCTTGTTATACTCATTCGCCTAACTCCTTAATCTCAAAATATCTCAAAATCAACTTACTATATTTCCCTAAGCTCCACTTCTACTCTCTCTATCTCAGCATATTGCTTGCTTACCCTAAGGCAACAGACCTGCGAATCATCGTCATAAGCAATACGATTCAATGCATCCAATATGGACTTGGCCAGATTGTCACTGTCAATCTTCTTTGTATATTTGACTTCTCCTGACAACATCCTTTCCCTTTGCTTTTTGCTTACTGATTTCGGTATTGCAAAATATCCCCTTATAGTGGCGGCTATAGCACCTTTCAGTTTTGCTCCTCCCGGATATGATATCTTTACAAGATTTTCATAGTTTACAGTCTCTTTAGGAGTGTACGTCATTACACTTCCATACTTCCTTGCAAACTTCGGTCTTTGCTTACCTATAGGCTTTCCATATACTGTAAAAGAAATACTTCTTTTCTCTGTTTTTTCCATTTTGAAAACACCTTTCAAATCGCCCTCATGCTTAGTATTTATTAAGTCTTTCTCACTTTTCATGCTCCACCTTTCTTATGCTGTCACTTATCCACATTTCATAAGGATTTGTAGTATCGGAACTCGCAAAAGATATATCATGTAATGTGGATAACTGCGATATATCTCTCCAAAGCTCCCAATTGCCAAGCTTTACACCCCTCGCATTAGTCCAATTATTCTTTTCCCACTCAAAAATCCATCCGTTTTTGTAGCTGCTCAAAATATGCTCACACTTAGTAAATACTAAGGCTGAACAACTTTTAGTAAGTCTTTTGAGTGCCGCTTTTAATGCCATCAGTACAAGCTTGTTTTCTGTAGCCTTTATCTCATATCCAACTCCACTCCTGGTAATCGGACTGCCGTCTTTTTTTATAAATTCTATGACATATCCATATCCACCATTTTTCCTTGCCGGTCCTCTTATAGATGTGG